TGGCGTAGGTTCTAAAGGCGCTTTACACGGTTTAACTAGGTTTTCAATGGAAGATGCTCCAGCTAATAGCTTTTTCTTAGAATACTTATCTAGACCACCAACAGCTGAAATGTTTTTTGAAGATGTTCTAATGGCTTTAGTGTTTTATGGGATGCCTATACTAGCAGAGAACAATAAACCTAGATTACTATACTACTTAAGAAGAAGAGGATATAGAGGATTTAGCATGAATAGACCGGACAAAATTTGGAACAAGTTGTCTGTTGCAGAAAAAGAAGTTGGAGGTATACCTAACTCCTCAGAAGATATTAAACAAGCACACGCGGCGGCAATTGAAATGTATATTCAAGATCACGTAGGTGTTAAGCAAGATGGAACTCACGGAGACTGTTACTTTAACGAACTATTAAACGACTGGTCTAAGTTTGATATAAACAAAAGAACAAAGCATGATGCGTCTATAAGCTCTGGTTTAGCTGTTATGGCTAACAATAGACATTTATACATGCCAAACGCAAAGGTTGTAAAACCTAAGTTAAATATAAACGTTTCTAGATACACAAACACTGGAAGCAATTCACAAATAATTAAGTAATAAATATGGCAGAGTCTGGCATTAAAAGTTATTTCCCAAGTCAAACAGTTAGCGATGCTGAAAAGCTGAGTTACGACTATGGTTTGAAGGTAGGTAAAGCAATAAAGCAAGAGTGGTTTAACATGGATAATGGTTCTAGCAAGTATAAATCTAATCATAATGATTTTCATAATCTAAGGTTATACGCTAGAGGCGAACAATCTATTCAAAAATATAAGGATGAGTTATCTATTAACGGTGATTTGTCCTATCTTAATTTAGACTGGAAGCCTGTTCCAATTATTTCTAAGTTTGTAGATATAGTTGTTAATGGTATTGCAGAAAGAACTTACGATATAAAAGCGTTTTCTCAATCTCCAAATGGTGTTGAAAAAAGAACGCAATACATGGAGGCGATACAAAGTGATATGGATATGAAAGCGTTTAACCAAGAGGTTGAATCTAGTTTTAATGTAGACATGAAAGAAAGCAACTTAGCTAATGAAGACTTACCACAATCTGAAGAAGAGCTAGGTATACACATGCAGTTAAGCTACAAGCAAGCAGTTGAACTAGCAGAAGAACAAGCTTTAAATGTTTTGTTTGAAGGAAACAAGTACGAGTTAACTAAAAAGCGCTTTTATCATGATCTGACAGTTATAGGAATAGGCGCTGTAAAAACAAACTTTAACACGTCTGAAGGTGTTGTTATCGATTATGTTGATCCAGCTAATTTAGTTTACTCACACACCGACTCTCCTTATTTTGATGATATATACTATGTTGGCGAAGCTAAAACAATTCCGATTAATGAGCTAGCAAAGCAATTTCCCCACCTGTCAGAAGAAGATCTACAAGATATAGTTAAAAACAATTATAGCGGAAAATCTAACTATAACTCTAGAGGTTCTTACGAAAAACAAGACAACAACACTGTTCAAGTACTATACTTTAATTACAAAACCTACATGAACGAGGTTTACAAGGTAAAAGAAACAGGAACTGGTGCTGATAAAATTATACCAAAAGACGATTCGTTTAATCCACCAGAAAACATGGAAGGTGGTTTTAGCAGAATGTTAAGATCTATAGAGACACTCTATGAAGGCGCTATGATTCTTGGTACTGATAAACTGCTTAAATGGGAAATGGCAAAAAACATGATGCGCCCTAAAAGCGATTACACTAAGGTTAAAATGAACTATGCTATTGTTGCGCCGAGGATGTACAACGGTCGTATTGACTCACTAGTAAAAAGAATTACTGGTTTTGCTGATATGATTCAATTAACACATCTTAAGCTACAACAAGTAATGTCTAGATTAGTACCAGACGGTGTTTATTTAGATGCTGATGGTTTAGCAGAAATAGATCTAGGTAATGGAACTAACTACAACCCACAAGAAGCTTTAAACATGTACTTCCAAACAGGTTCTGTTATCGGAAGATCTTTTACGGCTGATGGTGATATGAATCCAGGAAAAGTGCCTATTAAAGAGATTACATCTGGATCCGGTGGTAATAAAATGCAAGCCTTAATTGGAACGTACAACTATTATCTACAAATGATAAGAGATGTGACGGGTCTTAATGAAGCTAGAGACGGTAGTACTCCAGATAAAAACGCTTTGGTTGGTGTGCAGAAGTTGGCAGCAGCAAATTCCAACACAGCGACTAGACATATACTTCAAGCTGGATTATTTTTAACAGCAGAAACAGCAGAGTGCCTTTCTTTAAGAATATCTGACATTATAGAGTACTCTCCAACTAAAGAAGCTTTTATACAGGCGATTGGAGCTCACAACGTGGCTACACTAGAAGAGATGTCTGAGCTTCACTTATATGACTTTGGGATATTTATAAACCTGATGCCTGACGAAGAAGAAAATGCTAAGTTAGAAAATAACATACAGATGGCTTTGCAGCAAAAAAGCATTAACTTGGAAGATGCTATTGATATTAGAGATATTAAAAATATAAAGTTAGCTAATCAACTTCTTAAAATAAGAAGAGTTAAGAAAGAAGAAAAAGATAGAAAACTGCAAATGGAAAATATACAAGCGCAGACAGAGTCTAATACTAAAGCCGCTCAAGCTGCTGCCCAAGCTGATATACAAAAAAACCAAGCGTTAAATGCTGGTAAAGCTGAGTTAAGCCAAATGCAATCTCAAATTGATTTACAGAAAATGCAGCAAGAAGTAGAAATGAAAAAACAGTTAATGGCTTTAGAGTTTCAATACAGCATGCAGCTTAAAGGTGTTGAAGTTGATGGTATGAAAAGTAGAGAAAAAGAAAAAGAAGATCGTAAAGATGAAAGAACAAAAATACAAGCTACACAGCAATCAGAAATGATTGACCAAAGAAATAGTGGAAAAGCACCTAAAAACTTTGAGTCTGCCGGTAATGATATACTAGGTGGAAGATTTGATTTAGGATCGTTTGACCCTAGTTAGAATTATTAATTATTATTATATTATATTATGGAAGAAAAGTTAGAAGAAGTAGTCGAAGAGACTACGCAATTAAATCAAGCAGACCCAGGTGACGAAAACGTGGTAAAAGTTGATGAAAGTAAATTTGAATCTGCTGGAGACGATAGCATTATTAAAGTAGATTTAAGTAAACCACTAGAACCAAAAGAAAATGAAGTTAAAGAAAATAACGCTGACGACAGCGGAGTGGTTGCAAGCACTGAAAATGCCGAGCCCACACAAGAACAAGAAGAAGTACAACCGGAAACTGAAACACAAGAAACTCCAGTATTAGAAGAAATTACTGAAGAAGAAGTTGAAGAAGTTGAAGAGCAGGTTGAAGAAGCTATAGCAGAAGCTGAAGCTACTGGAAAACCACTACCAGAGAATATCCAAAAGTTAATGGACTTTATGGAAGAGACTGGTGGAGATTTAAGTGACTATGTTAAGCTTAATCAAGATTACAGTAAATTAGATGACAATAGCTTGCTAAGAGAGTTTTACGCACAAACAAAACCTCATTTAAATGCAGAAGAAATTAACTTCCTTATGGAAGATACATTCTCTTACGACGAAGATATAGACGACGATAGAGATATACGTAGAAAGAAATTAGCGCTTAAAGAGCAAGTTGCCAGCGCTAAAAGCCACTTAGACGGGCAAAAGTCTACATACTATGAAGAAATTAAAGCTGGATCGAAGCTCACACCTGAGCAACAAAAAGCGGTTAACTTCTTTGATAGGTATAACAAGGAGTCAGAAGTAACTCAAAAAGCAGCTAAACAAAATACAGATGTTTTTACTCAGAAAACCGAGCAGGTTTTCAATGACAAGTTCAAAGGTTTTGAATATAACGTCGGAGACAAAAAATATCGATTTAATGTTAACAATGCTAACGAGGTTAAGGATACCCAAAGTGATATAAATAATTTTACCAAAAAGTTTTTGGATAAAAATAATACGTTATCAGATGCTAAGGGTTATCACAAATCTCTTTACACAGCTATGAACGCTGATGCTGTTGCAAAACACTTTTACGACCAAGGCAAAGCTGATGCTATGAAAAATAGTATTGCTAAAGCCAAGAATGTAGATATGAATCCAAGACAAAGTCATGGAAAAATTGAAGCAGGTGGTATGACGGTAAAAGTGCTAGGCCAAAATTCTTCTGATTTTAAGTTTAAAATTAAAAACAATAAATTTAAAAAATAATTAAAAAACAAAATTATGGCAATTACAGGAGGAAGTTTGTTGAACAAGGTGCCTTCACCTCAACAACAAACATTAAGCTCAAATTACATTGACTTCGCAGGAGGTTCAACTGGATGGGAGCAACAATATTTACCAGATCTTATGGAAAAAGAAGCTGAAGTTTTTGGAAACAGAACTATTTCAGGATTTCTTTCACAAGTAGGAGCTGAAGAGGCTATGACTGCTGATCAAGTAGTATGGTCTGAACAAGGAAGATTACATTTATCTTATGTAGGTACAGTAGCTACAGCGGGTGATACTAACGGTACGTTTACAGTTGTAACTGATATCGATGGTTCTGCTGATACTGAAAATGGTTTTTTAGTAGCATCTCACGGTGTTAGAGTAAATGACATTGTACTTATCGCAACTGCTGGAATCGTTACTAAATGTTTAGTAGTAGAAACTCCAGCTACAGCTGTTATTACAGTTGAGCCTTATGACAAAGCTACTTTAGCTGGTCACGCAACAACTGGTAGTGGATCTGTATTATTAGTTGTAGGTTCTGAGTATGGAAAAGGAGCTGCTTATGCTGATATTACTGGAGCTGGTGAGGCTACTAAAAGAACAGCTTTAACGCCAACTTTTAAGTCTTATAGCAACAAGCCAATTATAATGAAAGATTACTACGAAGTGTCAGGTTCTGATGCGTCGCAAATTGGTTGGGTTGAAATTTCTGGTGAAGAAGGTCAAAACGGTTACTTATGGTACTTAAAAGCTGAGGGTGATACTAGAGCTAGATTTACTGATTACTTAGAAATGGCAATGTTAGAATCTGAAAAAACAGTTGCTGCATCTATTATTGGTTTTAACGGAAGTGTTGTTCGTGATGCTACTGATACTGGTGCTGGCGGATCTGGTACTGAAGGTTTGTTCGCTGCTATTGAGTCTAGAGGTAACGTTACTTCTGGAGTTACTGGTGTTAATGCTGCAACTGATTTAGCTGAATTTGATGCTATCTTAGCTGAGTTTGACAAGCAAGGTGCTATTGAAGAAAACATGATGTTTGTAAACAGAGCTACTTCGCTAGCAATGGATGACATGTTAGCTTCTATGAATTCTTATGGAGCTGGTGGTACTTCTTACGGAGTATTTGATAACTCTGAAGATATGGCTTTAAACTTAGGTTTCTCTGGTTTCAGAAGAGGTTCTTATGACTTCTACAAGTCTGACATGAGATACTTAAACGATAAAGCTACAAGAGGTGAGATCAACCGTATTGCAGGTTCTGCTGCGATCAGAGGTGTTGTTGTCCCAGCTGGTGTATCTTCGGTTTATGATCAAGCTTTAGGAAAGAACATGAAACGTCCTTTCTTACACGTTAGATATAGAGCTTCTCAAACAGATGACAGAAAAATGAAAACTTGGGTTACTGGTTCTGTTGGTGCTGCTACATCTGCTTTAGATGCAATGCAAATCCACTATTTATCTGAAAGATGTTTAGTTACACAAGGTGCTAACAATTTCATGTTAATGAAATAAGCATTTATTATATTAAAGACCGGGGCTTCGGCCTCGGCCTTTTATTTTTATTAATTTATATTATATTATATTATGGCTAAAAAAGCTAACACAAAGAAAGTTGAGGTAGAACCTCAAATTGAAACAATGGAAGAAGTAGTTACGGAATTTTTTGAAGACACTGTAGTTGCCAAACCAAAAAGAGTTGAAAAGAAAAATCCAACACTAGAGGATGGTTGGGAAATAAAAGATAGAATATACAGACTAAAAGGAAATAAAAAACCTTTATCAAGATCTATTAAGTCTGCAAACATACATTGGTTTGACGAAGAAAAAGGTTACGAAAGAGAACTTAAATATTGTCAAAACCAAAGAACAGTTTTTGTAGACGAGATGAAGGGAGATCAAAGATTAGAGCACGTTGTTTTTAGAAATGGTATGTTAATTATACCTAAAGAAAAAACAGTTTTACAAAAACTATTATCAATATACCACCCAGATAAAGACATAATGTTCTACGAAGAAAAACCAGTTGCAAATGCAATAGGTGAAATTGCTTGGTTAGAAATGGAGATAGAAGCGTTGAACGCTGCTAAAAATCTAGACATAGATATGGCAGAAGCTATTATGCGTGTTGAGATAGGCTCTAAAGTATCAGACATGAGTTCTAAGGAGCTTAAAAGAGATTTACTATTATATGCTAAGAGAAACCCAGAGTTGTTCTTAGAGCTAGTAAATGATGAAAACGTTGTGCTTAGAAACTTTGGTATCAAAGCAACTGAAATGGGAATATTAAAATTATCTTCTGATCAAAGAACTTTTTCATGGGGTTCTAACGATAGAAAGTTAATGAATGTTCCATTTGACGAGCACCCTTATTCAGCTTTAGCCGCTTGGTTTAAAACTGACGAAGGTATGGAGATTTACTCCAATATTGAAAAAAGATTAAATTAATCTAACTGTAGATGCGGTCGCTCTACGGGGCGATCGTAAACTACAA